CTGAAAACTAGTTGAGTCTGTGACGAGTTTATATATCTCTTCGAGTCCTGAATTATTTTTTGCGATGAAAGACATTTGATTTGCTGGTTGCTTTGATCTATCGAATGGGTCTGATACGACTGCGATTTCAGTTCCGAACAATGGTTTCTTTCCTGACTTTTTGCATGCGTTGTTAAAAGAAACATGCCCCCAAGTGCCAGTGTCACATATACCAATAGTATCTTCTTGACATGATTCGATAATTTTAGATATCGGACCATATGATTTCCTAAACGAGTATTCTGTTCTTGTTCTAACATTTATCAACTTTCCTCCCTCACTTTCATAATCATTCTAATAATATCGCTTTTTATTTGAAATTTTGCTAGTTGATCAAGTGGCGACACTGTAAAACTTGACTCCCATATTTTGATTGTCTTCTCTATCTCATTATCTATTTCGCTGGAAGTCATTACATATGTCCTTCTTTTTTGTACCATTTAATAATCTCAACTGTAGCTTCAACATCAACTAAAGACCTATGTGCACCATCAATCTTTTTACCAAATAACTCTTCATATATATCTCCGAGTTTTTTCATCTTTCCCCAAACTGCTTGACCCACTTCAACTGTGCATATATGATTTGGTGGCCATGGAAATTTAGTCAGCTTATCATTTCTTTCTAATTCAAATTTTAATATCTTTCTATCAAAAGCTAAATTATGAGCAACAAGACATTCCTCTCCTAAAAAGAATTCACAAAGTTTAGAGTAATATGCTATAAAAGGTTTTTCATCTTTTAATACATCATCTGTTATTTTAGTAATTTTTGTAATTATAGGATCTAGTGGATGTCCAGGATTACAAAAAAATTCTAATCTATCTATTTCTTTAAGATCCTTATCAAGTTTTATAGCACCTAACTCTATAATCCTTGGTTGTATATCTAAATCAGATCCTTCAGCTTTTGGAAGACCAGTGGTCTCAAGATCGAATACTATCATCATATGACTCCAACATAAATGAATAAACTCCCAAATCGTGCATTGAGTCTTTGTGTTTAGTTTCCCATTGATTTGAATATCTAATTAACTTACTAACAATCATATTTAAAAGACCCATGCGATTAAAATCATCAACTGTTTTTAATTCAATACCATTAGGAAATAAAACTTTCATAACTTCCCCATATTGATTATAAGAGTTGCCATATGCTTTTCCTCTTTGCTCAAATGTTTTTAATGCTTCTCTTATATTTGATGCAGGATTTGGTTTTTTACTTTTACTCAACTTGATACTCCTTTTTTAATAATTTTGCATATGCACGAGTTCCACAATCATAACCTTTTTTATAATAGTGAGAAAAAGTTTTATCAGGATCTTTCTCACCTTCACAGATAGCATCTGTAACACCATCTTCAAAGAATGAAAGATATGATGCTCTCTTTTTAGATTCAATCGTCTCTTTTACCAGCTTCTTCTTCTGTTCCATCATCATGACCTCTATCATATGCTTTTTTAATTTCCTCATCATAAGTATCAGCTTTATTGATCAGAGACTCAAGTTCTGACCTTAAAGTTGCTCTTACATCAAATATCCTAGCAACCTTTTCTCCACCTAGTTCGATGTCGTTACCAATAATCCTAATATCCATTAAAAGTCTCCATCTCTAGGTTGTAAGCAGGTTAATCCTAATTTCCTCCACATATCTACACATATTCTTCTATCCTCTAAAACAAACCATATTTGAGACGATTTAAAATTATCTTTAAATAGAGATTCTTTAACTTCATCATCATAACGATTATCTTCACTTTTCCTCATGATTAATTTATCACATGGTATATCGTAAATCTTCAACCACTCTAAAGTTGCATGTCTGTGATACTCATCACGAGCAGTCATTATAACAATATCAGTATCATCGTCTTTTAGATTCCTAAGAATATTACAAACACTTTCAATAGGAGTATCTTCTATTCCTGCTTTATTAAATTCATAATAATTTTTACTATTGTAAAAATGAGCTCTCTTTTCATAGTTTGATATTGTACCATCCAGATCGCTGATTATTATACGTTTATCCATGATGGCACCTCCGAACTTTTCCAAATAGCAAAACCTAATTTTTCACCATTGTAATAATTTCTATATGCCTGAACTGGATCATCACATTTATATTGGTCTGGCATACACTGAGGAACAGTTGTAACTGCACGATGCCTTATAGGTTGATTGCGATCGAGGTGTAATTCCCAAGAAAACCTTTTCATATTATCTGGTTGAAAATAAAGCCACTCCTCTAATTTTTTACAAGAGTGAACCTTACCATATCTTATAAAATATTCTTCAAGTAAACCTAAAAATAATTGATATGCCCATACATAATTAGGAACACAATCTCTTACCCAAACAGCACAAGGATGATTTTTAAAAGCAGTTTTATATAAACCAGTTTCATCAGCCCATTGGTCACCATCCAAAACTCTATGAGCAGTACAAAGTAATTGTGCAGTTTCAAGTATCATCTTAACAACATGCTTATCACAGTGCATATTTGCAGCGACTCTTGGGTCTCTATCTAACATAAATATATTCATTAATTTTCCTTTCTAAAATATAAATTTATTATAATAATTAAAACTAATATTAAAAGTTTTAATTTAAAGATTTAGCCATTGATGGTGCAGCCCACTCCTTTGGAGTTAAAAATGGCTCTGCCCATGGATGCTCTTTTACTACTGCGTCAACCATGCCTTTGAAAACTTCACGATATTCACCTTGAGCTCTTGGGCTTAATCTACTCTTAGCCATCTCATGTAAAGTCCTTAGATTAAACTTAGCAACAATATTAGTATAAATATTTGTTGGTAAAACTCCACGAGCATCTTCTGCAGCAACACCCATCTCTCTCATCTGCTGGTATCTCATATTTATTACTTCCATAGTCTGGTCGTAAATCATTTTTGCTGCTTCATTATTAGCTATTGCTTCTGGGACATAATAATCAAATCCTGCCATATCTACAGTCCTTTGAGACTGCTGGGCATATGATGCTTGACGAGTCCTTACAAACTGATGAGTGAATCCTCTTGATACATCTCTTATATCAAAAGTGTAATCAATAAACTCCCAAGATGATTTTATAGTATTAAGCATGTAGTCTAATTCTTTTTGCTTAGCTTCTTCAGACCATGCTGATATTTTAGAATAAGAATCGTCCTCATTCATTAACCTTGTATTTTTAGTAAACAGCAATAGATTGACTGCGTCGCTGGTCGCATTAATTAATTTAACTTTCATTGATCTTTTCCTTTCTTTATTAATTGACCTATTAACATTAAATTTCTTCCAACCACTCCGATTATACATTGTGATTGTAGTTCTAGTTCCCATTTAAATCCCGTTGTTTCTGGATCATAATATGGGTTATTCATTAGCATTTTAAATGATGACTCTGTCCAAAAGGATTTGTGAGTAAGATCTTGATATGCTAATTCTGATGTGTAATATGGTACACCATATTGGAATATACCACCATACATTAAAACTCTTTGAACTTCTTTTAAAAATAATATAGCATCCTCGCCTGTTAGGTGCTCGAGGAAGTGGTAACAATGCATCATTGATACTTTACCATCAGTCGTTGGTATTGGGTTTTTAGGAAAGTTCCAGTTTGGTAATCCAAGATACATATCTGCTAATGATTTCTTTTCACCACTTTCTCCAATACCTATTGTAATTCCAGATATAGGTGTTTTAAGAATACCTATATCTCTGTCAAGTGCCAACTTGGCTAGAACTCTATGCTCCATTTTTATGCATCCACTTCTCATAGTTTGAATTTGTATTAATAAATTTCTCTATCACTTGTATATCATTAACAACATCATCAAGTAATAATTGTCTCCATGTAGCAAAACGACCAATAGAATATATGTTATATTTACTAGTCATTTCATAAATAAAATCTTTTCTTAACTTTTCATTGATTGGTCTTATCTTACCATATTTCTGATAAGACTCTTCAAGACCTACTAACTTATTTGCACGGAAACCAAAGTCATCATATAATGCTGACATAATATGAGAACCAGCACTTGCATCTGGCTTTTCTATTGATTCAGATATTACAATATTTCCTATTACAGATATTCTGTAATGCTTAACATTTGGGTCTGGGTAATAAACAGTTTGATGTATATCAACTTCTGGAGAATCAATAATAGCTTTTTGAGTCCATATCTCTTGATAAGGAAATTCTGGTATATCTTTCCATTTAACTATTTTCATTAATGTAGGCATAGGCAGTGTAGATATTAATGGTTCTCTTTCTCTGTTTTCAATAATATCTAATCCATTTACTTTATAATCATAAACTATATTGCAATCACTTGCCATCTGACTTATTATATTTCCTGGAGCAATATATCTTTCAACAGGTTTTAAATTATCTATAGAGCGACTCAATACTGAATTTGTAACCTTTTGAGAATACATATTGCTATAATATAAGTTTGGCTCTGTTATCAAACCTTTCTCAGATTTAATACCTTTTGTAACACTTACTTTTTTAAATGGAATAGAACAAGCAGTGCCTACATCACTTGTTCTAAATCTTAATAAAGCTGAATGATTATTAGGAAGCTCGCTCTGAGATTCATAAATCTTAGGATGATATTTCCTTAATATATTTCCTGATAAAAGTCCTGCCAGACCTGCTCCATAAATAATCATTTTAGTTCCTTTAAAATTTTTTTAATCTTTCTTGTTACTCTTACAGCCAGAGCATGAGTAGTTGTCGCTGGTTCTCTGGTTGGTTCTATTGGGTAAGAACAAGAATCTAAAACACTAAGAATTAATCTCAATTCATTACTATCTAGTTTAGTTGTCATCTTTAGATACTCCTTGAAAATTATTAATCCTAGTTATGATTGCCTGCCAAGCACGAATATTCTGATTACACTCTGCAACAAAATGTTTTAATACTTTTTTCTTAGTTGGCAGATTCTTTCCAGTTTTTAAATCTGGGAAAGGGATATCTTTATCATACTTTCTCATAACATAATAAAGTGTCAAGTCTTTTGGATCTTTCTCTGCACAAGACATAATATTATTTAAGAGCATCTGAGCATCTTTAAGTTGCATCATATTAAACTCCTGACTTTGGTCCGCAAGTTATATCTACTACAACTGGGATCATTTGACCATTGATTTTTCTACGACCATAGAACATAACAGGTCTTAGATTTACACTTTTACAATCTTCAATTGCGTTGATAACTTCTTGCCGATCCATGATGTTCATCTCCTCCTCGACAATTAGCTTTGTATTGGGAGTGCCACTACTACAAGCAGAAAGCACCCCAACAGAGATTAGAGCCAGAACTCTAATCATTAAACTTATCCTCAACAAGAACATAACCTTTATCAAGATCCCAAGCAAGGTCTTGTCTGCGACCTCCGAGAGCAATATACTCTTCATAAGGAATATCCCCACTGGCATTAATAAGTATGCCCATTGAATGAAAACCTTTAGTTGCTTCTCTTCTAGGATTCTCAGTTACATTACACCGAATCATCTTACCAGCAAATCTGCCTTTAGTAGTTTCTTGTGACGAAACTTTTTTAGGTTTTGATGGAACAGAGTCTGAGACTAGCTTTTCATCCATTCCTGGAGTCCAACCTTTTTCAGGAGCAATTGAAAGTAATTTAGAAAATATTCTTTTGGCACCAGTTATTTTATCTGGAAACTTTTTAGTTTGGTCGCCACTAAGATTATTAAAGATGTTAACTAATTTTTGAAGAGTTGTATTATCATTATTAGCTAATTCTGTAGGAGTGCTGGCAACAATGAAACCATTGCCATAACTTTGAGTTTGCTTCCTTGAAGCAAAAGATTTAGTCTTATAAGTTTTATTATCAAATATATATATAGTCATTTTATTTCCTTTCTAAATATAAGCCGAACAATTCAGCCTATATATATGTTATCTCTCTTTTTGATACAAAAGTAAAGCAAAAAAGAAACTTTTTTTTAATTCAGCTTTTTCAACACTATACTTCAAAGTATCGAAGACCTCTAGGTCTGACCAAAAATAAGTTTTGTTTTGTCCTAGTCAAAGCAACATACCAAACTCTATTTTCCTCATCCCCACCTAAATTTTCCCAAGATAACTTTCCCATATCTGTTAATAGCACTAGGTTATCTGCTTCACCACCTTTTGATTGATGGATTGTAGATATAGTTATTCTTGGTTTGCTACTAAATTTTTCTCCATTCCTTAAACATGATCTTAAATATTCTCTCTCGTCTGGTGCTATACCTTTTAAAACTTTCATCCAATCATACTGTTTTGCGTCAGATGGTAGACCAATATCATTTATATAATATTTTTCTAGTTTCTCAATTTTAACTTTAAATCCTAAAAAGTTTATAATATTTTTTGCTTCATGATTTGATATTGATTCGCCTTTTCTCATTTTCTCCCAACTTATTATAGCACGAGTTTCTTCACTGTCAAGAGAACTTTTACCATATATGTTGTAAGCAAATCCCTGCTGGCGAACTGCTTGTTTGTATCTATTTAATAAATATTTACTCCTGCTTAAAAGCATCCATGTTCCTTCAGCAGAAAAATCTATGTCTTGTTCACTTACTACATATTCTACTGAACCTTTTTCATCTCTTGGTTGCCACTCTTTTGGATACCTATTTTTTATTCTTTTTACAACATCTCCAGCAAGACTATGAACTGATGATGGTATTCTATAACTTTTTGGCAATATTCTTTTTTTACCTTTTAAACTCAAAAATTTAGTTATATCTGCCCCAGCCCAACCAAATATGGCTTGATCATCATCCCCAGCTATATAAACCTCACTGGCAGACAAACTTGCTCTTATAGCCATTTTATATTGTAAAGAAGATAAATCTTGTGCTTCATCTATTATACAAATATCTATTGGTAAAGTTGATTCATAACTTTCAAGCATATCTGTAAAATCATATAAACCATTTTCTTTTTTATATTTCATTAATGAATGGTGGTATTGTTTCACTGCATGTA